GAATATTTTCAATTGAAAGAATATTGGGACTATCAAAGAAAAGTAGAATACAATAGAGAATTAACATACGAAAAGATGTCATTGGTTTGGGCATTACATGAGGTAGATATCATGTTTGATACAGTATGGAATGCGGTGTCACCAAAGATGTACTTAGACCCACCTTCTAATTATGTACCTGAAAATCCTACATTGAGATTGGATGGTGAAGATATAGAAAAGTGGAGAGCAATACCACATAGATTTATACCAAAAGAAGAATATCGAAAAGAATATGAATAAAATTTATGTGAATATTATCACAGATTTTGGTCGAAGTTCTACATATATTGAAGAAAAAGACCTTGACAAATTAAAAGAAGTATGTTATAATAACGACTATTATTATATTATTATTCGAACCAACGGAGGTGAAAACTAAATGGATTTTTTAAAAAAAATAATAAAAGAAACTGGCAATGAGTTTGCGGCCATCGTAGATGACGGTGTTGAAGCAGGTGATGTTGCAAGTTTTATTGATACAGGTTCGTATATCTTTAACGGACTAATATCTGGTTCACTTAAAGGAGGATTACCAGCAAATAAGATTACTGCAATCGCTGGTGAAAGTGCAACTGGTAAAACATTCTTTGTTCTAGGAATGGTAAAGAATTTCTTAGACAATAATCCTGAAGCAAATGTTGTGTACTTTGAATCAGAAAGTGCATTAACAAAAGATTTAATTCAAAGTCGTGGTATTGATACAAAAAGAATTGCAATCATGCCAGTGACAACTGTACAAGAGTTTCGAACACAATCACTCAGAGTATTAGATTCTTATTTAGAAATCGAAGAATCAAATAGAAAACCATTGTTTCTAGTATTAGATTCTTTAGGTATGTTATCAACTACAAAAGAAATCGAAGATACTGCTGATGGTAAAGAAACAAGAGATATGACACGAAGTCAAGTCGTCAAGGCTGCATTTAGAGTATTGACATTGAAACTTGGCAAAGCAAAAGTACCTCTTGTGATTACTAACCATACCTATGATGTGATTGGTTCAATGTTCCCACAAAAAGAAATGGGTGGCGGGTCTGGTCTAAAGTATGCCGCTTCAACCATTGTCTATCTCTCAAAGAAAAAAGAAAAAGATGGTACTGATATCGTTGGTAACATCATTCACTGTAAAACACATAAGAGTAGATTATCAAAAGAAAATATGATGGTTGATACACGATTAAGATATGATACCGGTTTAGATAGGCATTATGGTCTATTAGAACTTGCATTAAAACACAATATCTTTAAATCAGTATCAACACGAATAGAACTACCTGACGGCAGTAAACAATATGCAAAAACTATACAAAACGAACCTGAGAAATATTTCACTGATGAAATTATGGAAAAGTTAGAAGAAGCCGCTAAAAAAGAATTTAGTTATGGCATTAACGAAATATAGTTATGTAGATAATCCACGATACTCACACTCTGGTATTGTTATCGAAGACGGTGAGTATAAAGATGTGATTTACCTTTATGGTAAAGTACAACTAATTGAGGAGAACGAACACCTGAGATTAAAGTTTGACTATCAGGTGTTGCGTAATCCAAACAATGTTGATACCGATTGTGAAGCATTTAGAAGTACAATTGGTGATATATTAACAGAGAACTTAGAAAAGGAAGTGAATGACCAACGAAAGAATAGAGAGAACGACACTAAAGAATCTTCTATTTAATGAAGAATACTCCAGAAAAGTATTACCATTTATCAAAGAAGAATATTTTTCTAATCGATTAGAGAAGATACTCTTTGGTGAAATCTTTAAATTTACAAATCAATATAATAAACTTCCTACAAAAGAAACTTTAGAAATTGATATTCAGAATCGTAGAGATATTACCGATGAAGAATACAAACAAATTGTCGCATTAATTAAATCTTTAAATCCTGAAGATATTAATTTAGAATGGCTTGTTCAGACAACTGAGAAGTTTTGCAAAGATCGAGCAATACACAACGCAGTAATGGATGGTATTCAAATAATTGAGCGTAAAGATACAAAAAGAACACCAGAGGCAATACCAGAAATATTATCCGAAGCATTAGGCGTCTCCTTTGATTCTCATGTTGGTCATGACTATTTAGATGATGTTGATAGACGATTTGATTACTATCATCAAAAGTTAGAACGCATTGAATTTGATTTAGATTATTTCAATAAGATTACCAAAGGTGGTTTGCCCAACAAAACATTGAATGTTGCATTGGCAGGTACTGGTGTTGGTAAAACAATGTTTATGACACACATGGCAGCTCATTCACTATCTATTAATAAGAATGTTTTGTATATCACAATGGAAATGGCTGAAGAAAGAATTGCTGAAAGAATTGATGCAAACTTACTCAACATCACCACTGATGATCTATATTCATTAAACAAAAAACTATTTACAGACAAGATTCAAAAATTAAAAGAGGCAACAACTGGTCGATTAGTTATCAAAGAATATCCTACTGCCTCTGCTGGTACAGGTCATTTCAAAGCATTGATTAATGAACTTGCATTAAAGAAAACATTTAAACCAGATATTGTGTTTGTTGATTATATCAATATCTGTGCAAGTTCTCGTTTTAAACCTGGTGCCAATGTAAACAGTTATACTTATGTCAAGGCTATTGCCGAGGAGTTGAGGGGTCTAGCAGTCGAATGTAACCTCCCAATTGTTACTGCAACTCAAACTACTCGAACTGGATTTGTTTCCTCTGATGTTGGCCTTGAAGACACCTCCGAATCATTTGGTCTGCCTGCAACTGCTGACTTTATGTTCGCTCTCATTTCAAACGATGAGTTAGAACAGGCAGGTCAAATGATGGTCAAACAATTGAAGAATCGTTATAATGATCCTACAATTAATAAGAAGTTTGTCATTGGTGTTGATCGTTCTCGTATGAAATTTTTTGATGTAGAACAATCAGCACAAAACTTAGTTGAACAACAACTAGACGAAGATGGTGAAGATGTACTAGAATCATACATAAAAAAGAACAAAGGAAACAAATATGGCAACTTCTCGTAAGAAAACATCCACAAAGAAACTTAATTATACTACAAAACCTGTGAAGTCCAGACGTATGCCAGGATTTGTTGACATCATCTGGCAAGTCAGAGAGAATACCCGCAAGGTTGTTAATGTCTTTGAATTTGAAGATGAAGCATCTAAGTTTGCAGAATTTCACAATAAAGAACAGATTTGGAAAGAAAACAACGGTATACCTAACTTCCTGTGTATCAAAGAATTATAAATATTACAGTTGACATATTATGAAAATTGTGATATATTTTTGACACATGGGAGAGGTGTATGTTAAGTTTTAAGGGTTATTTAACCGAATCTACAGCAGGCGGTGCTGATTTTGAACCAGCAATAGTAATGGGATACTATTCAATTCAAGGTTTACAGATTCCTTCAGCAGATGAGTTAGAAATAAATTCAAAAGACTATGATATGGTTTTAAAAGACAAGTCTTTAAAGGCTGCTGGTGAAACTATTGCAAAAAACATTCTTGCTAAAGTAGGTAAAAATAAACAAGCAAAACAATTAGGTAGAGGTACATATCCTCTTACTCCTTTTTGGAAAAGTTTCGGTGCCACAAACACCACACCAAAGACCGACTTAATGATCGGCAGTTCACAAATATCTCTCAAAATAGGACCTGCACAATTGATGTCTGGTGGTAAATCGGAATCATTAGCAACATTCAATGCAGCTTTAAGAAGCCAATCAGTTAAAAATACTCTTACAAAAGACCCACTTGTAAAATCAATTCTTGGTGATTTTGATAATTTTGTTGAAAGAGGATTAACAAAAGGTGGAACTGTGGATGATTTTATTAAAGGATCTAAAGCAGGTAAAGATAAAATTATCTCAGAGGGAAATAAAGCACACAAACAAATGATAGAAAAGTTAAATCAGTTGTTTGATAAAAGTGATGCATTTAAAATTGCCTTTGCTCGAGAAGCAATGACTGGTGTAGAAAAATTTGGACCAAAGAATCCAGCAACAGCACATTATTTTTTAGTTGGAGACAAGTCTGGTAGAAGTACATCATATCACGCAATGACAGATGATTCTTATGTTCGTAAAGTTGCTGATGCAATGAAAACATCTGTTCGTTTTAAATCTTCAAGCCAAAAGTTACAAGGACAAAAAACAGGAAAATATAACTATTGGTCAGTTGTTGCATTGATTGTAAATAAACTAGATGATACGGCAAAGCAAGTTAAAGAAGAAATCATTTTAAATGGTCAATGGAATTTTTCTTTAACCGAAGAACAGATTAATGAAAACATATTTAAAATAGCATATCAAAGAATTAAAGATTTTGTTTTAAACTTAATCACAACAATAAAGAACTGGATAGTTCAGAAAGTAGAAAATGTTATTGAATTTTTAACAGCAGAACCTATTATGCAATTTAATAACACAATAGTTTTTCCACAATGATAGAATATTTAATAGAAGATGCAAACACACACTTAGAACATTTAGAAGATGATATTATTCTAAATGGTGCAGATGGTGGTGAAAACGCATTAAACTTTTTAGATAGTTTAAGAGATATGTTACAAGGTTCTTCAAATAAAAAATTAAATCTTA